CGACGGTCTCCTCGGCCCGGCCCGCCGCCTTGAGGCTTGCGGCCTTCTTGCCGGGGATCGCGTAGCCGTTGGCGTCAACCGCCACGATCGCCCCTTGATAGATGGTGGTCGCGCTCTTGACGGGGAGGGCGATGTACTTCCCGCCGAGCTCAGACGTGTCTCTCACATTGGTCAATGCTGCCATGACGTTACTCCTCCTTCATGCCGTACTTTTCCAGATCCTCGGCGCTCACGCCGAGCTGCTTGCAAATGAGCATCGTCGCCTCGTCGGGCTTTTTGCCCTTGAGTGCCAGGGCCTCGCCGCCCGCGACCTCGCTCATGGGGACGACCTGGGGCGCTTTCTCAAGGAACGACTTGAACCCCTCCGGGCTCTTGAGGGCGTAGTCCTTGGCCCATCCCTTCTGTGCCGGGGTGATCTTGCCGCTCTTGAGCGCCAGCTCAACGGCTTCCTCGGCATCCCGGTCGGCGAGCTGCTCCTCAAGGGCCTTGACGCGCCCGTCGATGCCGCCCTTGAGAGACATGATGACGGCGGCAACCTCGGCGGCGGGAGCCCCGGCCTTGAGCCCCAGGAGCTCACAGACGGCCTTGTTCGCGACGACGGTGTCCTCCTCGGGCGGCTGCTTGCCGTCCCCGGGCTTCTTGCCCTCGGCGGCTTCCTTGAGGGCCTTGTTCTCCTCGATGCAAGCGGAGAGCGCCTCGAGGATCTGCTCCTCGCCCGCGTCTTCGCCCAGGCCGAGCGCCGCCGCGAGCTTCTTGATGAGTTCGTTCATGTTGGTTTTGCCTCCTTCAAATGTGGATGAATTTACAATCGGGGTCATGCCCGCGATCGCTGGGGTGTTGGTGAGGGCGAGGGAGTGGAGGCCCGTCGCCTTGTTGTCCGTCTTGCGGACGGTGATGACCGGGGAGAGGTAGCGGTATTCCTTGTTCTCAAGGTACTGCTTCGCCGGGAGCGTCCACTCGACCCGGGCCTTGATGTGCCCGTCCTCGGCGAACAGCTCCTTGACCCATCCGGCGGCGGGGGCCCGGTCTCCTGTGAGGGTCTGGTGCTCGTAGTCGACGACAAGGTCGACGCCGCGCTCGGCGATCTGCGCCTTCATCGCGGCGAGGCTTTCCTCGTCGACGTCGAACTCTCCCTTCTGGCTCACGACATGGCCGAAGGGCAAAACGGAGATGACCTCCGGCGCTCCTCCGACATCCACTTCGCCCCCCTTTAGGGTGAGAAAATCGCTCATTTTCTGCCTGTCTCCTTTGCTTGGTGCTTGAAGCCCCCGGAAACGCCGTTATTCCGCGTTATAACGGGGTGAACCTGCCGCGCCCCGGGAATTACACTCCCCGGCCCCTCGGCCCTTCCTGGGGCCTCTGTGGGCCTTATTTGCCCGGGTTCTCTTTTTCCCGGTTTTGGTACGCCTTCACAAGCGGCGCGGGGTAGTCCTTGAGGTCGGGCTCGAAGCGTACCTTTGCCGGGTTGGTCGAGAAGTGCGGGTCGGGCATGAGGCCCTCCGGCGCTGTCTGCTCCACCTTGAGCCCCCGCGCCTCGACCTGTCTCTTTGAGAGCGTCTTGACCGTGCAGCGGCATCGGAACCCGTTCGGCGGGAACCATGTGTTCCATACCTCGCTGTCTGCCGGGAAGACCCGCCCGTCCATCGCGAGGTGACTCGGGCGGGTGTGGGCGTCGTTGACGGCGTCATACTGCCAGTAGGGGCGGAGCTTCATGACGCCCGGGTCTGTCATCTGCTCATAGTGGCCCACATTGTAGGCCGTTTGGATGTTGGTGCGGAAGATGAGGTCGGCTTGCAGCGGGTCGAGCCCCTCATAGCCCTCGGCCTCGAGGAACTCGTTCATATTGCGCCGGAACTCCGAGAGGGGGTTCCCCTGTTCCAGCGCCGCGAGGATCTCCTCATAGAACCGCTTGAGGATCTGCGCCTTCGTGTAGCCGCCCACTGTGAAGGCGAGCCCCCGGTACTTCTCCGCGATGCTGTAGAAGACCGACGCCGTGACCGGGACGCGCTCCTTGAAATACTGGACGGCCTCCTCGAAGGTCATGTCCTTTCGGTTGAATACGGCCTCAATGTCGTCCATCTTCCGCCGCCCTCCCTTCGAGGTTGGCGTAGAGCATGACCTTTTGAAGCAGCTCCTCCACCTCCGAGACGTCCATCTCGCCGAACAGCTCGGCGACGGCCTTCTCGTCCTCCATCATGTCCCGGAGCTCCTCAAGGCTCTCAGCGTTCTCAATCTTTTTGAGAACCGGGCCGAACGCTTTCTTGAAGGCCCCGGCGCTTTTCCGGGTGGCCGCTGCCGCCAGACGGTCGACGCGCCCTTGCGTCCCGTGCCCCGCTCCGTCCCCGGCCTTGAGCGCGATCGGCTCGCCGGGCTGCGCCTTGAAGGAGAAGGGGCCGAACCCCGCCCCCTGCGCCGTCTGCCCGGGCGGGGTGGCAACTTCCTCGTCGCCCTCGGGCTTCGGGATGGAGAACTTCTTGTAGATGTAACTTGTCGGAACCTTGAGCCCCGCCTCCCGGATGAGCGTCCCGATGACGGTCGCCGTCTGCGTGAGATCCTCCGACTCCTCCGCGTCGAAGCGGAGGTACGGGATGCGCTTGTCCTCCCCGAAGTTGTAGAGCACCAGGGGGCGGATGAGGTCGCGCCGGAGGGTGGCCGCGATTGCCTTGCAGTCCGCGACGGTGAGGTCGTGGCGGACGTCGTTGTGCGTCTTGCTCTGCGCGTAGCTGCCGCCGCCCGAGTCCGAGGTCAAGGTCTGCCCGAGGATTGCCTTCGAGACCTGTTCGTCGCAATAGCGGGCCAGCCGTTCATAGAGGTCGGTCGAGCTGGTCTTCTCGGTGTTCACGAACTCGATCGCCGTGCCGTCCGGGAAGATGCCCGCCGCGTCCGCCCCGATTGCGACGAGGGCTTGCATGAGCGCCCGCTTGTCGTCCTCGCTTGCGCCCGGCTGATACTTCCCCAGGCGGAGCGGCATCCCGAAGACCTCGCAAAACGCGACCCAATCCTTGAGGGTGTAGTTCTTAAAGAGGTACATCCAGGCGACCACGCGCAAAACGCCAGCCCGGGAGGGGTGGCCGCTGCGGGCCTTGTATTTGTGCACGATGAACTTGTTCTTCGGGAGCTCAATGCCCTCCGGGGCCTCCTGGGTTCTCACCTTGAAGGAGTCGTCGACGCTGTCCCAAAAGAAACGCTTTTGATGACGGGAGCGGATGTCGTCGACAACAACATGCCCCTCGTCGTAGCTCCACATGATTTCCGAGACCGCGAAGCCCTTCCCGATCGCGTCCAGGAGGTCGAGCATGATGTCCTCAAAGCCCTCGATACCGCCGAGCTGTGCTTCCACAAACTCGGCGATCTCCTTGTCCCTGGGGTCGTCGCTGTCAAAAGGGATGACCTCATAATCAAGGCCCGTGACCGCGTTCTTCCTCGTTTGGAGCTGGGAAAAGAGGTGCGGGTCTTTCTCCTCCATCTCCTCAAAGAGCTCGGCTTGTCGGAGCACGTCCCCGGCGTCCGCCTCCTTGAAGATCTCCGCCAGCCGGACGGGGGTGAGCCCGTCCGAGGGGTACTCGCTGTACTTGTCCGTTACCTGGGCGGCTGCGACCTCCCGCGACTCTGGCCGGGGTGTCTGCAAAGCCTGGGAGCGCCGCCGCCAGGGGAACCACTTTCTCTTGCTGCTGTCAGCCAAACGGCCCCACCTCCTTTTAGTAGGCCCCGCGCCGGAACTTGATAGCGCGGCCTAAAACTGATTTATAGTCCGTGTGTTGCCCCACCTTGACCGAGAGGGCCAGGGAGACGGCCATTTGCAGCGCGTCCGGCCCGTCGTCGTTCTTCCCCATGGGGTACTTGAGCATCTGGTCGAGGAGGGCCTTGTGCCGCTTGGAGAACTTGAGGTAGCCGTTCTTCACGAAGGGCTGCAAGGACTGGATGCGGGCATCCTTGTTCTGGACGCTGTTGATCTCCTCGATGGGGAGGTACTCGCCGATCTCGGCGGACTTCTGCCGCATGATCTCGGCGAAGTAGTATTGAAACTGAACCGTCTCGACGCCGAACTTGTAGAGGGGCTTCTTGTACTCCCGCTTCAAACGGCGGGACGCCTCGATCGCGTCCTCGATGATTTTGTCCGGCTTGCGCTTGGCGATGTCGGCGATCACGACGTACATGTAGCCCGTCGAGGTGTCCTTCGCCACGGCGATGATCGCCGAGGTGTCGCTCTTGCGGTTCTTGCCGAGGGAGGGGTCGTTCGCCGCGACGAACAGGAACCGCGCCTCGGAGAAGTCCGGGGGAAGCTGCCCGTCGTCGTAGTAGTCGATCCACTCCTCGGCAAACGCGCAGTTCTCCGGGTCGATAGGCTCGTTCTGGATCTCGCTGCTGAAGGACGCCTCGCCCTCCGATACCCTCATAACCATGAGGGCGTAGTAGGGGAGCTTCTCCTCCCACAAGACGGCGGTTCCTTCCAGCATCGCGGCCTCGTTCGCCTTGAAGAAGTCCTCGGCGTCTTCCTTGTGCCTGGGGTTCTCAAGGTCGGTGAAGATGCGCTCCCAGGCGTCCCACAAGGCCGTGTTTGCCGCGAAGGAGATGACGCCCTTGTAGCGGACGGCCTCATACTCGGGGTTCTTGGCGACGTTGGCGAGGAGGGCGTCGTAGTGGAGCAGCGTTCCGATGTAGACGATGTCCGTGTAGGTGTCGCCCGCCTTGCTCACGGCCTTATAGAACCAGTCCCGGAGCTTCTTTCTTTGCTCGGCTGTGTTGACGTTCTCGTCGTTCTCGAGGTCGTCGCACAAGATGAGGTCGGGCCTCCATTGTTTGTGCCGCCGTCCGCGGATCTTCTTGCCCGCGCCCAGCGCCTCGATCTTGACCCCGTTCGAGAGGAGGATGACCGACGCCTTCCAGACGCGGCCCACAAGCTCCCCGAAGTCCTCCCGGAGCGCCGCGTTCTCCTCGAGCTCCGTTTTGATGTCGGAGAGGAAGCCCTCGGCCTGTTCCGAGCTGTCCGAGAGGATGATCTCGTAGTGCTTGTAGGCGTACACCGCCGAGTGAATGGAGTCCTTGAAGGTGAAGTTCGTGCTCTTGGCGTGTCCACGCGGGGCCTCGACCGCCCTCCGGCATCCGTCCGCCCGGCTGATTTCCTTCGCGTCGGTGGTGGGGTTCAGCCCCTTCATGACGCCCTCGCGGAAGATGCGGTCGAGCTCCTCGTGAAACGGGGGCGACGGCCTCACAAAGTAGTGGGGGAGGTAGGCCCGCCCGAAGTAGCCCAGGTCAACCGCCCCGAGCTTCCGGCGTAGCCCCTGGGGGCCCGTGAGCTCTGCCCCGGCCCGGTACTCCTCGAGGAGCTGCGCCCGGAGCTCGGGGAAGTTCGTCCCCTTCTGGACATACTGCTCAAATAGTTCCCGCTGGTACTCCCGGCTCGCGACCGCTTCCCGGTCTTCCGGCTCCTCGAGCCGTTCCAGGTAGTCCTTGAGGTCAATCTTCGCCATCGTCGAGCACCTTCTCCCTCGCCCTTGAGAGGACGTCGTGCAGCTCCCCGGCGAGTTCCGGGTGCTGCTTGATCGCCGCCATGAGCTCCGCCTCAAGCTGGTCGAAGGCAAGCTCGGCCTTCTTCTTCATGTCCTGCCGGACGCGCTTCTCATAGGTGGCGTTCCGGGCGAGGCTTGCGATGAGCCGCCCCGCCTTGTCAAGCGGCATCTCCTGGAAGTCGCCCTCCGCCGTGCTCACGCGCTGCATGAGGCCGTCCATGAGAACCATCGACGCCGCCTTCGTGTAGTCGAGGTCGGGGTGCGCCTCTACCGCCTGGGCGATCGCCTGGGTGCGCTGTAGGGTCTCCGCGACCCGCTGCGCCGCCTGGGTGCTGCGGATCGCGTAGCGCCCGATCGCGCTCTTGCTGATTTCGTAGCCCTCCGCCTTGAGCCACGCGGAGAGCTCCTCGTAGGTGTTGGCCGTGTCCGCGAGCCGGACGTCGAGCTCCGTCTTGATGTCGTCCGGGAGCTTGTCGATCGTCGAGCTGATCCGCGTCCTCCGGCGCTCTTTCTTAGACATCGACGCCCGGGTCGTCCCTCGTGCCTTCCACAAGGTCGACGCCCGCCTTCGTGAGCTGGATGACGGCGTCGCGGCGGTAGGCGTTGTAGGCCGTGGCCCGCTTGTCCGTGAACTCGATGTAGCCGCCGTCCTCCAAATAGGAGAGCTGCTTCGAGATGTCCGGGACGGTGATGAGGTTGTCGGCGAGGAGGGCGTTCGTGATCTGCCGCACAAGCAGCGAGTTCTGATTGCCTTTCGCCAGGGCCCGGACGATGTAGCCCCGGATCGCCTTGTTCTGCCGGATCTCCTGCTCCGTCATGTCGTCAAAGTATGCCATACGCTTTTATCCCTCCTTTGCTGCGCCCCTGTATAGGAGCTTGTCGAGCTTCTGGTCGATGTTATTCGAGACCCGCACAAAATCCTCCCGGGTCGTGTAGATGAGGGGGAGGTCGGCCTTGAGGTCGCCGAGCTCCGTCCGCACGGCGGCGATCTCCTCGGCGTTCTTCTTGTCCGCTGCCTTGAGCTCCGAGACCGCCGCCTTCATCTCGCCGATCGCGTTCTTCACTCCCCACGCGGCGACCCCGATGATCGCCGTGATGACCGTCTGAAAGACGAACATCGCGATTGTCGCTCCGTCCATGTCGGCCCCTCCTTACTGCGCGGCGGCTCCGGCCTTGTCTTCCGGCGCGGCGTCCTTAATCAGTTCCCCGGAGAGTGTGAGATAGGGGTCTTCCTGCTTGACCTTGAGGACGGCGTCCTCGATGACGGCGGTGAGGTACTTGTCGAAGCTGCCCAGGTTGTCGGTGATGACCTTCTGCGCCTGGGGGCTGATCGCCGCCTTCACCTCGTCGAAGACCTGTTTCCCCAGGGCGAGCAACTCCTCCCGGCTTGCCTTGCCGCTCTTGACCGCGTCCCGGAGCGCCTTCGCCGTGGTCTGCTCCATCGCCCCCACCGAGACCGTCGCAAGGTTGACGACGTCATCAAGGGCGTCCTCGAGCACCTTCCGGCCCGCCTCGTCCTTGATCTGCGCCGTCTGCTCCTTGAGCTTGGCCGCGCCCAGGCGGATGTAGTACACCGCGTAGGCCCCGGCCAGGGCGATGACCGCGAGAACGACGTTGACAAGAGCGTCGCTCGCTGCGCTTTGGATGAGTTCCATGTTCATGTGTGTCTGCCTCCTTTGGACAAAAAATAAGAGTACAAGCTATAGCTTGTACTCTTATCTTAAATCCCGTTCCCGGAAACTTATATACGAAGCAGTTCTAAGAGTTGCCGCTCACGGGAGGGGCTCGTCGTCCTCCTGCCCCGGGTCGTTGAAATAGTCGAAGATGTCGATCTGCCCCTCCGTCTGCCCTGGGCCGCAAATCCGGCGAACCCATCGCTCTGTGACGCCGTACTTCCGGGCGAGCTCCGGGTGATTGTAGCCGTTGAACTCCTCTTTGATGCGGGCGTCGCGGACGGGCCGGGTGACGCTCTCGGGCTTCGGGATGTAAACCGTCGTACCCCCGACGACCTCGGCGAGCTTATAGAAGTTATCCGTCCCGATCGCCTCGGCGATCATGCGGTAGAGCCCTTCGGGGAGCATTTCCAGCGTCAAACCCTCGGCGAGTTTATCCATGTCCTGCGCCCTCCCTTCCTGTTACATCCTGCCGATGATCGCCAGGATTTCCCCGAGCTTGATCGGTTGGTCGAACTTCGCCTTCCACACGTCCGGGGAGTTGATGATGCCGCGCTCTACCAGGGCCTCAAAGCCCGCCTTTTGCCATTCCGGGGTATTGGCCGGGTAGCCGTCCCCCGGGTCTTGGAAGGCGAGGATCTGGCCGAGCAGCTTCACGATGTTCGCCCCATAGCCCGCGCCGGGAACCGCCCAGCCGCGCCCCTGCGGGTTGTCCGCCGCGCCCAGCCATTCCACATAGGGGGCCACGCCACGGGCGACCAGGGAGAAGCGGGGGTCGACGCAAGCGTTCACGAGGGCCTCGGTGGATGCGTATGCCTTGAGGTGCTGGATCTGCGCCCGGACGCCCGTGCGCGGGTCGGGGAAGCTCGCCGCCTGTCCCGTGGCGTTGCCGTTGAGGGCCCCGATGCCCGCGAAGTTGTTCATCTCCGGCGTCACGATGCCGCCGTATTTGAAATAGCCCGTTTCGTGGAGGCTCTGCGCGAAGGCCACGTCGCCCCGGACGCCCTCGGCCTCGCCCTCCTCGATGAACATGCGGGCCAGCTCCTCCACGGTGCAGCTCGGGAGCTGCGGCGAGGCGTTCTTGCTCAAGCAGAACGCCGCCATCTGTGACGCGGTGGCCTGGGCCTTGCCCATGATCGCCGTCTTGTCTTCCGTGCCCGGCGCGGTGGAGCCGCTCATCAGGTCCGCGACATCGTCCCGGGCGGTCTCCATCGACTTCCCGAACTTGGGGAACCAGTGTGTCACGTCGGCGTGATTGCTGCCGAGCTTTAGTTTGTGGCTGTCCGCGTGGCACAAAATGGTCGGGACGGTGACGCCGGAGCAATCGGCGGTTCCTTTGGGGTCGATGCCGTAGAGGGTGCAGAGGTACGCCGTCAGCTCACACGCCTCTTGATACACGGCGGCGAAGTAGTCGGCGTCCGTCAAGGCGTCCTCACAGATTTCAAACTGAATCCATCCGCTGTTGCATGACCCCTTGCTGCCGCTCCCACATCCCCACGGCCTAAAGTCCCAGGGCATCGTCTGAACCGCCGCGACGCTCCCGTCCGCGAGCTTCCCGATCCAGGCGTTCAGGCCCGCTTGTGTGTCGATGTGGTTCCAGTCGTTCTTGTTCGCGTTGGTGCCCAGCTTGGACAGGAGCTCGGCTCGGTCGGGTGCGCCGTCGTCCGGCTGAACATATCGCTTGAGGGTCGGGTTGTTCGCCCCGGTGCTGTGCCACAAGACGCCCTTGACCGTCATCTTCTTGGTGCCCTTGTAGCACGTGCTCTGTGTCATCATGCACGTCATGGGCGGGTTGCTTTTGCTGTACTTCATGATGTGTTGTTTGCCTCCTTATAATTTCCAGATGGGGAGGACGACCTCGTCGGCCAGCTCCCCGATTGTGTACTTGCTGCGCCCTTCGGCTTCCAGCTTGCGGAGGAATTTGTTGTACTCCACCGCCAGCTTGAGGGCCTTATAGACGCCCACCTGTTCCGGCGTGACTGCCGGAAGCTCCGGGCCCGCTATGAACTCCACCGCCCGGAGAAGGGAGACCTCCGCCCGGATCGGGTCGCCCTTGAGGAACTCCTCCCACTCCGCCCAGGTCTCCCGGGCGAACTTCTTGCGGTTGAGCCTGGGCTTGTCGGGCGGGAGGACTCCCTCCGCTTGGAGCTGCTTCTTCATCGCTGCTCTCTCGGCCTTCTCGCGCTGTGTGAGGCGCTTCTTCTTTGCCGCCATATCCTCGCCCCCTAACTGACAAACGGGCCCTTCCTGGGCTCCTGGGCGGCTTTCTGCTGCGCCTCGAGTTCGCGCATGTGCTCTGCCGCCTCCGTCTGCTGCCGGAGGCATACGGCGGAGGTGAGAGCCTGGGCCGCACGAAGGAGCTCGGGGAGCGGCATCCCGAGCAGTATTTCACGCTCCTCGTCGCTGGTGGCCGCGCCCAGGAACCGCCGGGCCCGGATGATCTCATTCACCGCCAGCGCCCCGGCCAGCCGCTCCACCGCTCCGGCAAACCGCCCCGCCTTCCGTGCTCTTTCGCTCATGTCTTTACCTCCGGCCAGCCGTCCGGCCCGAGGGGAGCGTAGCCCAGCCGCCCCCGGTACACGTTCGCCGCCCGGATGACCTGGGCGAAGGCGGCGTCGCTTGCCAGCTTCTCCCCGAACCGATCCAGGAGCGAGCCGGACAGGTTGAGACCCGTCGCCCGGGTGATGTGCTCCACGGCCTCGGTGTCGATCTCCGTGAGGCGGCGGGCGACTTCCTCCGGGAGCTTCTCATAGTAGGCCCGGAAAAATGTGAGCCCCATCCCGCCACACGCCCCGCGCCGGATCTCATCCTGTGTCAGCTTGACCCCTTGCAGCGCGTCCAGGATCTCCGCGTCGGTCTCCGCCTTCTTGACGGGCTCGTCAAAGTTGTTCATGCTGCCCCTCCTTCTCTCCGTCGCGCCGTATGTCCTCTAATATGTGGGTACGGGGCGCATAGCTGCGCCCCTCGCTCCGGCGCTCCTGCTTGCGGACATCGCCTAAAAGCCGCTCAAGGCCCTTGATGACGGTGCGGTTCTGCTCTACCCAATCCACCACGGGCCGGGTCTGCTCCGCGATGTCCTTCGCCGTCCGGCGCTGCCGCCGCACTTCCCGGATCTTGAGCCCCAGCCGCGCCCGGCCCGGGGCCTTGTCGTCTCCCAGCTCGAGCGCGTGGAGGAGGTCTTGCGTCGCGGCCTCCGCCTCGGCGCGGTCGGCCTCCGCCATCCTGTGCCGTTCCGTGGTCTCCCGAAGGAAGGCGAGGAAGCTCTCAAGCCCTTTACTTGTCCCGACGTCCATCCGCGCCCTCCTTCCGCTGCTCCCGGGCGAGGATTGCCTTGAGCCCCTCGATGACCTTCTCACACTGGCCCGCGTCCAGCCATTCAAGGCGGTCGATGCCTGTCATCCGCTTCACGAACCCCTCGATCCGGCGCTTGTCGCTGTTCCAGCCGAGGGCCTCGGTCAGCGCGTAGATCTTCCGGCGCTGCCGTTCGGTCGTGGGGTTGCCTCCCTCATCCGTGCGCTTGCTCCGGCTTCCCCGGGCCGCGCTGTCCTTCATGTTTTGCAGGACGCGGGCGACGGCGGTGATCTCGCCCTGGGTGAGCTGCTTCATGCTCCCCTTGCCCGTCTCCCGGTACACGACCCCGTGGAGGTCTTCGTCCGTGAGCCCCAGCTCCGGCGACTTGGCGATCGCCCATAGGGTGCGGATGGAGGGGAGCTTCCGCCCGCTGCGCGTTGTTGCTGCTGCCATGATTTACACCTCGTTTCCCCAATAGTCCCAGCCAGGGGAGCGGCGTCGGGCAAAGAGCTCGATCCGGGGGACGTCCCCGAACAGCGCCTCGATGCTCCGGCGCACCTCCTCGGGCTTCTCGCTGTGCCGTGTCCGCACGGCCTCCACGAGCTGCGGGACATTGTTCCTTTGCTTGTACTGTACCATCCGCCCCCGCGTCCCCATGAGGCAAAGCTCACAGTTCTTGAGCGTCCAGGGCGCGAGGTTTGAGACGGTCTTCCCGTTGACGGTCTTCTTCGACCACACGAAGGCGACCGTCACATAACGGAACCCCCACGCCCGATAAAGCTCGAGGGCGTCCGGGATGTGGGCGTCCGTGGCCCACATAAAGAGCGCCGCGTCCCGGTGCGCGATGCGCCCCACGTCCAGCCCCTTGAGGGCTTCGGTGGACATAGTCGGATAAATCCGTTCGAGGGGTTTATAGTTGGTAGTTTTTACCCCCCCCCCGATTTTTTCCAGTTGCTTCCTTGCTGCTGAACTTCCAGGGCGGATCGGCGTAGATGACCCGGTATTTCTTCCTCGTGCTGGTGATGTCGACCCGCATGAAGTCCCGCCCCCTTCTTTAGAGCCCGGCCTTGACCTGTTCCAGCTTCGAGAAGTTCAGCTCATAGCCAAAGACGTCTTGCTGCTTCCAGGTAGCGCCGACCGCGTTGACGGTGTCCTCGCCGTACTTCTTGAGGGCCTCCTTCGAGACGTCCTCCTTGACGACGATGCAGTCCATCATCTGCCGGGTCTTGAGGCGGCGGATGATCTCCTCGATCTTCTCCTTCGCCCGGGGGAGCGACACGGAGGTCGAGAGCCGGAACCCTACCTCGCCGAAGGTGAGGGCCCGGGTCTTCGTCTTCCCCATGTCTGCCCGGTGCTCGGTGACAAAATCCTTGAGCTCGCGCTCGAGCTTGGCGACCCTGTCCTTGTACGGCTTGCTCTGCTCCTCTGCGGCCTTCTTCGCCCCGAGGATCTGCTTGTTCATCTCACCCTCAATGTCCGCGAGGGCGAGCTGCGCTTCCGCAATCTGACGGAGGGCGTCGTTTGCGTCCTCCCAGGTCTTGACGCCCGAGGGCTCGACCACTCTCTTTCTTGCCATGTGTTGACAACTTCCTTTCTTGTAGTTTTGTTATGTGCCCGGGGAGCTGCCTCCCCGACGCTTTCCTTCTGCCCGCCCGCCTCCTGCTCCTCGCCGTCGTATAGGATGTAGGTCTTCGAGAGGAGCATATACAAGCCCAGGGGCCGGTGAGGAAGGCGGCGGTCGCGTCGCTGTCCTCCGGCGTCCTCCCGCCTCGGGCCATAACCAGGATGAGGGCGGTGATCGCCAGCATAGCGAGCCCCATGAGCCGCTGCTTTCTCATTTTCATTGTCCCGGCCTCCTCCGCGTCAAAGCATCATGAGGCTCGAGGCTTGCTCAATGATCTTGACTGTGACGACCCTCTCGCCCCTCTCCTCAAGGATGCGGGACACATTGGAGAGGGTGCGGTCGAGGAGGCGGAAGCATCCCGTCTGCATGTTGCAGGCCCGGGCCTTGAGCTCGACCATCGCGTCCGGCGCGACCTCGAAGCCCGCGAGGTAGCCCTCCACCTCCGAGGGGTCAAGCCCCTTGAGGCTGACGTAGAAGTCGACCCGGTTCGCCATGCGGACGAGGTAGGTCTTGATCTGCGCCTCGAGCTTCGGCTCCCCGGCGATGACGAGCCCCACGTCCGACTGGTCGAAGATCGCCCGGAGGATCTCCATCTTCTTTTGGGTGTACTTTGAGACGAGCTTGTCCGCCTCGTCGATGATGAGGAGGTAGCCCTTGTTCGTGTTGAAATAGTCCCGGATGCCGTTGACCCTGCGCCAGATCGTCCCGTAGCCGCTGGGGATGCCGAGGGCCCGTTCAATCGCCTCCACAAGATCCCGGCTGCTCATGGTGTCGTCACACTCGATATAGGCGACCCGGGGGAGCTTGGCGTACTGCCGGAGGGAATAGGTCTTGCCGTAGCCGCTGCGGGCGACCACGATGCCGAGCCCGATGTACTCTTGACAGCTCTGACACACGCCCAGCACCTTGAGGGCGTCCCGGCTCTCAAAGAAGGCGGGCTTCGTCCCGGTCTTCCGGCCCGGCTCCGGGAGGGCCACGTCCTCCCCGGTGCGCCCGGCCAGCCAGTCCGCGAGCAGCTTCTCAATGGCTGCGATGTCCCCCTCGTACTTGCCCGAGAGGTAGCGGGAGATCGTCGGGCGGGAATAGCCCGGGATCTCGCTTGCCAGGGTCGCGATGCTGGTCTTCGTCGTCGCGAGGTAGTCGTTGATCTGCTCCGCGAGGCTCTTGCTGTTGGTATAGGTTGCGGCCTGGGCCGCTGCTGCTGTGACTTCCATGTTGTACCTCCTATTCGTTCATGGCCCTCAAACGGGCGAGGGCGTCGTCTGCCTTCTTGCCGAGGAACTCGTCCCCGGATGTCTTCTTCCCGGCCTTCCGGCTTGCCGCCGCTTCCGCCCGGTATTCCTTGTCGTTCGGGAGGGCGATGACCTTCGGGCTCCGCTCCGCCTTGATGGTGAGGTCGAGCTTGCCCACGGCGTCGGACGGTCGGCCCTGCTCCACTCGGAGCTCGTAGGGCGTCGTGAAGTCTTCCAGCGCCTCCCGGACGTTCTTGAGCTGCTGCTTCTGCGCTTTCATGTGCGCCTCAAGCGTCGCCTGTGAACAGTGAGGCCCGAAGGCCAGGAGCTCGGGAGCGACGGCCTCGCAGATCTTCCGCCCCTCCTTGTCGTAGACGTAGAGCTTCGTGACGTCGTCGATGTCCCACTTGATGCCCACGTGCTGCCCGATGTACTTGCCGAGCTCGCTGTCGGCGTAGGTGACGCCGAACTTCGTGATCCCGTAGTTGTAGACGCGGGCGGTGTCCGCCTTCATGAGCAGCATCGCCACATACTCCCGGGGCGGTGCGGCCTTCTCATAGCGGGGCGCGTTCTCGAAGACCTCGATCGGCGTCGTCCACCTCTCGCCCGCGTCCTTGAGGCCCCGGTGCTCCCGGGTGTGGTACTTCGTTTCCTTCCACTCCGTCCACGCCTCGAAGAACTCCTCCATCGTGAGCAGCTCCCCGCGCTCGAGCATCCCGTCCACGTCCTTCTGCCGCTTGGCGTAGGTCTTGGAGCCCGTGAGGGTGCCCGTGTAGCTCTCAAACCATTTTGAGAACTTGGAGCACACGGTCGAGAAGAAACGCTCGATCGGCTTGTCCCACGGCTGATAGGGGAGCGACCGCCCCACCTCCTCGATGCCGATGCTCTGGTAGAAGCCCACCGTCTCCGCGTCGAAGGCGAAGTCGATGTTCCGCTTCTTCCGGCTCTGGCCCGTCAATTCCTTCTTGGTGTAGTCCTTGCCGTTGTCCACGTGCAGGATGTGGGGGACGCCGCCCGGGTGGGAGTAGAGCATCTTCACAAGACTCTCTTTCAGCGTGTCGCCGTTGGCGTTTACACAAGCCACGTCTCCCACGATCGCCCGGCTCCGCATGTCCATCCATGCGACGAGCTTCGGGCGGACGGCCTTGACCTTGCCGTTCGGGGCGACCCACTGAACCCAAAAGTCGAAGGTGTGCTCGTCGCCGACCACGTACTCCATGACCTTGAGGCTCGTCGCGTCCCGCCGCCCCTTGAGCATCTTCTTGTTCTTCCACTCCCGAACCCCGTTCGCCGCGAGGTAGCGGGCCGACTCCGCGCCCGGCTTGTCCATGAGGTGCTTGATGTACCGGGCGACCGTCTTGATGCTGGGGTAGCTCTCCCAGCCCCGGCCCTCGGCGACCTCCTCGAACTTCTCGTAGAGCATTTCGATCGTGCCCAGGTTGGCGGCGAAGCGGCGGTCGAACCAGATGTTTTCGATGAGCGCCTTTTGCTCGTCCGTGAGGCTCGGGAAGGAGGCTTTCTCCCTCGGCTTCCGGCACAAGGCCAGCGCCCGGAAGTAGTCCCGGCTCTGCCCGTCCTCCTTCTCCATCTTGAGCGCCCACGCGCTCGCCTTGAGTACGTTCTCCACGTAGCGGTAGAGGGTGGGGAGGCTCACGCCCAGCCCCAGCGCGTAGCGTTCCGCGTAGGCCGTGCGGTCGGGCCCGTCGTAGTCGATGAAGTCTTGAACCCGCGCCGCCAGCTCGACGGCTTCATAGAACGCCTTCTTGTTCTGCTCCGTGTAGTGGTTGAGGTCGACGCCCACGTACCAGGGCGCGGACTCCGTTCGCTTCTCTATGACGACATCCCTCCCGTCCACTTTCTGCGCCGCCCGCCACGCCTTCCGGCCCTTTGGGGAGAGCGAGGAGACCGCAATCAAAACTTGCTCCTTGCCTCCGCCCTCCACGAGCTGCGTCTTGGTCTTATACTGCTTGGGGTTTCTCTTGATGCGCTGGACGAGGGTGTTATACTTCACGCCCTCGAACTCCGCCGCCTCCTTTAACCCGATGAATACGTCCGGCACTCCTGTCCCTCCCTTCCTGCTGTCATGCTGCCGTTGCCTTCTCGACCTTCCGGGGGTCGAGCTTGAGGGCCGCGATGAGCGCCGGGAGGTACTTCTCGCCCGAGCGGACGCCGTACAGAATGTAGCTTAGATACTGCGGCGACGTCCCGATCTCGGCGGCAAGCTGCGACTTTGTCTTCTCCTGGTCGGCGAGCGCCTTGACGACGAGCTTCCCCAGGGGGCAAAGTTTGCCGTTGCTTTTCATCGCTGTCCTCCTTCCTGTGTAGTCGTTCTTAGAATTACTTCCGCCCCAGGCGGTGCAGCGAGAGGGCCGTGATGAAACCCACGCCTAAAAGCGCCGCTGTCCGGGTGATGCCGTCCGGCGCTCCCGCCGCCACACACGCGGCGGCGACGCCCAGCATCGCCAGGGCCAGAAGTCCGAGCCCGATGACAAAGTCGAGGATCGCGTCCAGCGTGGGGATGACCCGCCGCGCACACTCCCGGGCCGCTTCCTTCTCAAGTAATTTGAGAATATAGCCCAGGGTCTCCGCCTCCTGCGCCGCCGCCGCGAAGGTCAGCTCCGCCCCGTAGCGGGGCCGGAAGGGGTTCCGGGGATCGCCCGAGAGCCGCTTCCGGGCCAGGGCCTCCCGCCGCTGGAAGGCGACGAGGTCGGCGGCTCGTTTGAGTTCTGCTTTCATGCTGCTGTTTCCTCCTTGTGCGCCCCTCCCCGGCGCTGGTATAATCGAAGCAGGGCTCCCAGCCCGGGAAGGGGGTGTATAAAATGAATGATGTGTCTTTCTTTGACGCGCCCGAGCTGAAAACCGGGAACGCTTTTGTCGACCACATGAACGCGGCCCGCCTCTCGATGATGCCGGAGTTTTGGGCTTTGGTCTGCTACCTCGAGGAGAAGGGGGTCGTCGACGGCAAAGAGTTTTTGGAATACCTGGGCAAGACCTTCAAAGCCCAGGTTATCACAGCCGAGCATCTCGCGTATCGGGATGAGGCGGAGCGGAAGATGAAGGAGCTCGGGGTGTGAGTGAGCTCAACATCGTGCGGGCCGTCCTCATCATCATCTCTTGCATTTTCACATGCTTGGCGAGGTCGGGGTCTTCTCCCTCCTCCGGGGTCGTCCGCTCTGCGGGCGGCCCTTCTTCTTTCGCCTCCTCCCGGTACTTCTGGATCGCATAGTTATCCCGGTACATCTCCGCCAGCTCTCCGACCCGTTCCCGGAGCGCCTTCCGCAAGGCGAGCGCCGGGATGCCGTCCGCGTCCAGATTGTCCAGGGCGGCGTCCAGCTCCCGGGCCCCGTCGAAGATGTTGAGGTAGACCCGGCAATCGTTGGGCGGGCAATCTGCCGCCAGCGCCAGCCCCAGGGCGTAGAGCTGCGCCGTCTCCCGGTGGCGCTTGAGCTCCGGGTGGAGGTGCTCGAAGGTCGTCCGCTCCTCCCGGCCCGGCCACGCCCCGAAGGTGTCCGGGAGAACAAAGCAGTCCTCCCGAGCCAGAAGGCCCAGGTCGCGAAGCGCGGCCTTGTAGCCGTATAGCTCATGCGCCGCCGTCCGTGCGTCCACGTCCTTATAGTGGGGGCTCGCGACCTGTCCCCGGAGGGTGTTCTCCCATCCGGCGATCATCTGCTGCGCGTCTACTTCCTCCTCCTCGGTGGTCTCGTCGGTCTCCTTGACGATCGTGACCTTGACCTCGGGCTCCTCCGCGTCAAGCTCCGACTCGAGGCCCCGGGCCAGCTCCACGGCCTCCTCCATGCTGCCCGCGTTGTCGTACTCCATCGCGCCCCGGTCGATGTCCAGGATGCCGGTGTAGAGCTCGGCGTCGATGACGCCATACTCGCCGAGGGCCGTACCCTCATACTCCCGGAGCTCCCGGGCGTTGAACTTGACAACGAGGTAGCCGTTGATCTTCTTCATCTTTCTCATGCTGCTGTTCCTTCCTTTCTGTGTGGGGGTCACTGTCCCAGCGCGGGGACGACCCGGATCGTGTTTGTGTGCTTGTGGAGGAGGATGAGCTCCCCGTCCGGCTTCTGCCGCACGACGAGCCAGTTCTCCGGCGAGAGGCCCGCTTGCCCGAGCCTGATCTTCTGCTTCCTGGTCGGCTTCTTGCCGTTCCTCATGGTCGGCCTCCTTTGCATTTTTCGGGGGATGGACAGGACAGGAGGGAGCGGCGGGGGGTCGCCTATTATGAAAGAGACTATTCTCGCCGATGCCCTGGGGAGTTGCCCCTCCCTCAAGGACTTTGTCTCCGCAATTCTTAGAACCGATGCCTATATTCGGGGGGAAGCTCGTCTCCGCCGCTCCCTGCTGCCCTGTCCTTATTCCCTCTTTGCGTTTTGTGGCGGCTTGTGGTAGAGTAAAAGCAAGCGGCGAGGGTAGTCATAAATGAAAAAAATACCGCTTTACCATTCGCGAGAAAACGAGCCGCTTCGGGGTCGCGCCAACGATCCCCGAGGCTTTGGGGGAGAAACCCCTCTTTCGCTATGCTTCGGTTTGTAAACTCTCGAAGCACCGTTGCCGCGTCTGCGGCAATCCCATCCGACGGACTGGCATCCGCCGTGTGGTGCGCTGTCCCGTGTGTAACGCGGAGAACAGCTTGCCGTAAGGTGTAACAAGAGAAACATTCCGATATAACGAAGGAGGTGTAAGCCCTCGCCGCTCGCTTTTACTCTACCGCTGCCTCCTTTTCTCTTTCTTTTTGGGTGGTGGTGTGCTATGCTGTCTTTGCTTAATTTTTTAATCTAATGTCATTATAGTAGCCTATTCACTATTTGTCAATAGGAAAATAGCCTATCCACTAAGAAAAAGGAGTTTATTCACTATGTCCATCTTTGAACGAGTTCACGAACTCATAAAAGAGCAAGGCTTGAATGTCAAGCAACTTGAGCGGGAATGTGGCCTCGCAAACGCTACTATTCGCCGCTGGGAAACGCAAACCCCCAATATTGAAAGCGTTCGTAAAGTAGCCCATAGGCTAAATGTAACTATCGACTATCTTGTAAACGGGGGTAGCCCAAACGCTCCCGCCGCGCCGAGTTGCGACGGCGTCCCCCTGTCCTCGATGGAGGCCGACCTCGTTGCCATGTTCCGGCTTTTGCCCGAGGAGGCAAAGAAGGAGATCTTTGACTTGACGCACTTCAAATACACGCGCCTCGGCGACGGGGAAAAAGAGTCTATCTTCTGGACATATTTCGACGGGAGCGACGACGAAAAAAGCGGCCCCACCGAGAGCCGTGAAGCTCGCGACGGAACCGCCTGATTTTTTGCCCTGCTATGATTAAAAAATAAATCAAAATGCTGTCACTTTGCTCCCGGGGCCGGAGAGGAGGCTTGACCCCTGGAAAACCCGCGTATTCCGGGCAAAGTGACATAGTGACAAGCGTTTTGTGAAAATGTCACTTTGCTCTCGAGCTTTTTGCCCCTGGTTCCGCTCCGTCGCCGCCCCAGGAGTAACGCCCCTGTCTC